CGGCGGTCGCCGGGCTTGACGGTCTCGCCGATGTGATCCGCCCAGCGCGGGAACAGCTCGGGCGACTTCGCCGCCTCGCCGTCAGAGAGCGACGCGCTGGCCTGCTCGATGACCGGGCGCAGTTCTGCGGCGCGCGCCATGGTCACGACCTCGCCCGTGAGGGCGACCACCGCGCCGACGGCGGTCTCCGCCTCCGTGGGCTTGCCCATCTTGATAGACACCGTGCCATCGCGGTGGTCAGTGATGGCCCCGCTCAGGCTGTACTCACTGTTGTCGCACTCGTTGACGACCTCTTTGGTCTCGCCCGTGGGCTGGCCCTGCTCGTCGTACTTGGGGGCGGTGTCGCGCTGCACAATGCTCCACGGTGTGTTGTCGGGCAGCAGTGCCGCCACGGCGTCGTAGGACATGGTCAGATAGATGGTTTTGGTATCACGGCCGTTCCAGTTGCGGTCAACAAGGTTGCCGTTGACCGTAGCGGGATATTCCGTGTTGTTGACTTTTACGTAGATACTCATGTGCTGCTCCTTTCTTATTGCGGCGTGGCGTTGGCTTGCAGCCACGTCAAGAGATCACCGGTGGGTAATTCATCAAAAGTGATGGTGCGGTATACCTCCCCCTGCCAGCCGTTTCGGTAGGCGAGTTCCCTGGTCTCGGTAATCTTTCTATAGTAGATTAAAGTTCTTACACCGTAAGTGTCGTCGTAGCCTCGGATAAGATGGTCGTAGGTAAAGCCATAATAGCCAGACACAAAGCTGACAGCAATCCCGCTACTATACCCCCAGAAGTTGTCTGGCTGCGACGTTATATCAATGGTTTCGTTGAAGTACCACGTCAAGCTCACATCCGGCTCAAAGTTGATGTCATACCCCGTCCCGCCGATAAGCGTCCTGCCCTTGAGGATATTGTACACCGTGCCGTTGACGAGGCACTTCCCACCCTTAATTTCATAGGCTGTGCCATTGACGAGGGTCTTGTGTGTAGCGGGAGGGGGTGGCGTGACATTGCCGGAGCTGTCGACTTCCATGTCGGGCGGAAGAATGAGCGCGGGGCGGATGCCAGTTGAGTTGGATGCTTTGCCGGTCTCGCCGACGCCGTCGTAGTTGACGAGCCACACCAAGCTGGTGCTGTAGGTGAACGGTGAACGGAGCCCCCAGTCGTCGGCCGAGCCGTTCAGTTTCGCAATACGCTTGTTGTTGGCGGACGTGTCGGTTCCAGATTCAAAGTAGGACAGCTTCGCACCATCTTGCGGGAAGTAGGGGTTATCGCTGGTCGTGAAGCCAATCTCGTAGCCGGACAGCAGGAAAATCTTGCAGAGCAAGCCGTTAGCACCACTCTGATCCGAGCCACTGGAACCGCCGTTCTTGCGATACGGAATCTTCACCTGCTTGATTGCGTCCCTGATGTTGCTCTCAAACGCGTTCAAGAGCGTGCTGTTCAGTATGCTGTGGATGGTGCTGTTCTCCAGATTGTTCACATCCGAGCTGTGCCATCGTGTGGCCTCGAAGATGTCCTTCATCAGCAACCAAGTGCCGTCGCAGGATTCGTCGTACAGAGAACTCGGTTTGCCCTGATGGACGACGATAAACTCTTTCGCTGCACCGTTGACGTTCAGTTTGACGATACTGCCGACGGCTTTGGTGCCGAGTTTTGCACTTGCCATCTCAGCGCCTCCTTATTGAAAGTACCAGTTGATAGCGTAGTTCTCGGTGGGCGTGGTCTCCGATGCAACCAGCGTCTGCTTGGTGATGTTGCCGCTTGCGATATAGTCGCTGCCGCGCGTTGCCGCCACCAGCCCGCCCGAGCCGTTGCCCTTGATGAGAGAGGTGGTGGAGGGCACGTTCACGGGGCCTGCGGGGCCCTGCGGGCCGGTCGCACCGGTATCGCCTTTCTCGCCCCGCTCGCCCTGGTCTCCCTTGGGGCCTTTGATGTTGACCGTCGCGGGATTCGCAAGCCCGCCGTCGTTCGTCCAACTCAGGTCTCCCGCCGCGGACACAGCAGGGGTAAAGGTCGCACCTTTCGCGCCGTCCGCACCGGCAGGGCCCTGCGGGCCCGTCAGGCCTTGCGGGCCGGTTTCACCTTGCGGACCAGTTTTGCCCTGCGGGCCCTGTTCCCCCTGCGGACCCCTTGGCCCCTCTGGTCCGGTATCTCCCTTCGCGCCGTCAGTGCCGGCAGGCCCCCGTGTGCCCGTGTCACCCTTCGGGCCTTTGAGATTCACGGTCTCAGGATTCGCCTTGCCGCCGTCGTTCGACCACGAGAGGTCTCCCGCCGCGTTTATCGCGGGCGTAAACGTCACGCCGTCGCGCCCGTTCGTCCCGTCCTTCCCCGGCGCGCCGTCTGCGCCGTCTTTCCCGGGCAGGCCGTCCGCACCCTTGGCACCGTCCTTGCCGGGGTCTCCCTTCGGGCCCTGAATGCCCTGCGGGCCGCGCTCGCCCGTGTCACCTTTCGCGCCCTGCAAGGGGCCGTTGTTGATGAACTCGCCGGTAATACCGTCGAAAATGTAGATGTCATAGGGCTCCGCCGTGCCCACGCCGTAGGCATCGCCCGCCGCTGCGGTCGCTTTCTGCGCGGCGTCCAGCGCAGCCTTCGTGCCGTAGTAGCCCAGCACCTTGAAGCCGCTGCCGGTCTCCCCCTTGGGGCCTACGGGGCCCGTCTCGCCTTGCGGACCCGTCTCTCCTTGCGGACCCGTCTTGCCTTGGGGACCCGTCAGGCCTTGCGGACCGGTTTCACCTTGCGGACCAGTCTCGCCCTGCAGCCCCCTTGGACCTTCTGGGCCGGTATCTCCCTTGTCGCCTTTCAGCGCGGCAAGCTGTGCCGCCGTAAAGTCGGAATAGGTAAAGGCATCGCCCTTGTCGCCCTTCGGGCCCTTGAGGTTCACGGTCTGCGGATTCGCCTTGCCGCCGTCGTTCGTCCACGACAGGTCGCCGTCGTCGCTCATGCTCGGCGTGAACGTCACGCCGTCCTTACCGGCGGCGCCGTCTGCGCCCTTGGCTCCATCCGCCCCGGCAGGGCCTTGCGGGCCAGTCTCGCCGGGATCACCCGTGTCTCCTTTGGGGCCGGTTGCGCCTGTGTCGCCCTTGGGCCCCTGCTCGCCGGTATCTCCCTTGGGGCCGACTTCACCCTGCGGACCGGTCGCGGCAACGCCCGTGTCGGCAAAAGCGCCCGCCGTGGCGTCCCACTTGAACCAGTTGCCCGTGGCCTCGTCGACGTATGGCATCTTGGAAACCGCCGTCTCCGCATCCGCCGCCGCCTGCAAAACCTCATCGACCCAGCTTTGGTAGGCCGGAGGCGGTTTGGTCGTGCCGTTTGCGCTCAGCGACGGCTCAACCACCGTGCGCCACGTCCGGCTCTTGGCGATCGCGCCGCCCACGGTGTAGGTGAGCTCGGCCATGCCCTCGCCCGCCTTTGCGGTGTCGGCGTTGCTCAGCGTCCAGATCGCGTCGCCGTTCTCGCTCTTAATGCTCGCGGGATACGGCGCGCTGTCACCCTCACGCAGCACCGTCAGCGTAAAGACGCCCTCGCCGTACAGCCGCGCCCAGCTGTCCGCAAGGCCGCGCCAGACGATCCTCTGCGCCTTGTTCTCGCCCTGATGGCCCAGCGGCAGATACGGCAGCTCTCGCACTTCGATCTCTCTCATACGATCTCGTACCCCCTTTCATAGCCCTGCGCCGGTTCATGCGTCCTGCCCCAGTAGCGGGCGAAGTTGCCGTAAGCCTCGTTATAGAGCTGGCTCGAATCGGCATAGCGGCTGTACTCGCCGTTCTCCGCATCGATCTTCGCCTTGAGGTACAGCACGTACAGCTCATCGTGCGGGGCCTTCACCAGCAGCTCTTCGTCCATGCCGTCCGGATAGCCGGTCGCCATGATCTGCTCGAGCTCTTCCGGCGTCGCCAGCAGCACGTCCGCCGCGATTCTGCCCTCAAGCGCCTTGAGCCATTCGAATTTTTCCTCTTCGGGAAAGGCGTTCGGCTTCGCCGTGTCGGCGTGCTGCATCGCTTTTCTCGGCGTCATGTTCTTCTCTCCTCTCTCAATGATGGATAAAGGCGGGCGCGGGTCTTGTCCCACGCCCGCCTTGGGGTTATTGCCTTAGAGCGAGTTGCCCGCCGCGATACCGCCGATGGCGGCAAAGCGCCAGTCGTTGAAGCACGCGTTGAAGCGGCTGCGGCCGCGCCAGACGTTCGCGTCGGTGTTCTCGTCGATGGTGGAGCGCGCCTCAAGCTGGATGCGGTCATTCCACACCGCGCCGCCGTAGGTCTCGTTGTACTTGCTGTCCAGCAGCACCCACGGGGAAACGCCGTTTGTGATGTAGTGGTTCAGATACGGCCACACGATGACGTTCCAGCGGCCGTACTGATAGTTGAAGGCGTTGTTCGCGCTCACGGGGTCCTTGTCCGCGCCGATGGCCGCGAATACCGCCTTCTTGAGGTCGGCGTTCTCGGGGATGAGGATCGTGTCAGGGGCCACGTCAAGGATCTCGTCGTTGTCGCCGCGGAACAGGTGCATCTTGGTCTCGAGCTTGCCCAGCGTGTCCACGCTGAACGCATCCTTGAAGCAGTTGCACTGCTTGTCGCCGCTCACCTTGGGCACGTGCTCCTTGGCGAACAGGTTGCTGCCGTCCGCGCCCGTCAGGTCGAACTTGACGCCCTTAAAGGTCACGCTGCCGTTGCCCATCATGGCCGCGCCGTACAGCGCCGCGCCGAAGAGCTCGCGCGTGCGCTTGTAAGAGGTCATAAAGGCCGCAGGCTGCTTGCGCATGTCGAGCAGCTTGCCGTCCTCGATCATCTCCTTGGACACGCTGAAAGAATCCTTCCACGTCTGGTACTTGAGGAACTTCTGGTAGCCCTCCTGCATGCCGTCCAGCGGATAAGCGCCGTTCTCGCCCACGGGCTCAAAGCCGCTCATGGCCGTCAGCGTGGTCATCACGTCGCCGTAGTTCTTGGAAGAACCCATCAGGAACAGGTTCTTGAGCACGCTGTTCTGCTCAAATTCCTCGCCGCGCTTTTCAAGGAACATCTTGATCGGCGCCTGGCAGTTGCCATAAATGCTGTTGTTCAGGTTGCTCGATTCCGAAAAAATGATTTTCATTGCTTACTTTCTCTCCTCTCTTCCGTTTTCCTTAGACAAAGCGGCCGCGGATCATGCTGCCCGCTGCCGTGCCCTCAAGGCTCACGACCTCGAACGTGCCGGGCGCCGCCGCATCCGATGCGCCCGTGACGTACTTTGCCTTGAGACCGCCGCTCGCCACCTGAATCTTGGTGCCGACCTTCACGGCCGCTGCGGCCGCCGCGAGCTCGGTTTCAAAGGTGTACTTGCCCTGCACGCGCGTCACCGCCAGCGGCTCGCCCGCGGCCACCGTGCCGCTCTGCATGCACACATAGGGCGGCGTGGTCGCCTGGTCGGCAGAGATTGCCGCCAGCTTGCCGTCCGATACGTTCAGCAGCTGGCCGACCTGATACGTGCCCGCCGCCGCTTCGATGTACTCAAACGGGGTCATTGCCCCGTCCGTCGATTTGATGGGAATAAACATTGCGTTCCTCCTTGTCTTGTTAATTTCTGTTCTTCTCGATCCACGTGCGGATCTCCTCGTCCGTCGCCGTGGGATTGAAGATGCGGAAGCTCGCCAGCTCCTCGCTCGTCACGACCTTGCCGCCCGCGCCGCGGGATGCCGCCGCGCCGGTCAGGTGGTCCTTGCCCCTCTGACCCGTCAAGGCCTGCGCTCTCGCCGCCTCGGCCAGCGCCTTCTCGCGCCGCTCGTGCGTCGAGATGAGGTAGGCGTCGTAAAACGACATGCCGCTCTTCACGCGCGCGTAGAATTCCTCGCTCTCCGGCAGCTTCAAAAGATCCTCCACGCCGTTCACCTCGGGCTCGAGCGCGTGGATCTTCTTGATCTGCTCGTCGATGGCGCGCTGCATTTTCTCCTGCTCCGCCGCGGCCTGCTCGCGCTCATGCGCCGCCACGATCTCCGCTGCCCGCTTGACGACAGGATTCTCGCTGATCGCCTCATTGAGAGATTCCTGCGTCAGCTTCCCGGCCTTGAGGTCGCTTTCGAGCTTCTGCTGCTTGAAGGACTTTGACCATTCGTCAAACTGCTCCTTCGTCGCGATGGGCTCGCCCGTGATCGTGTTCTTGAGCCCCGCACTTTCGAAAAAGGCCTTCCACTCCGCGGCCATCTTCTCGCTCTGCGCCTTGAGCGCCGCGTCCACAGCGGCCTGCTGCTCGGCTCTGCGCCGCGCCGCCGCATGAGCTCTGCGCTCGTCGGGGGTCTGCTCCTTCTTCGCGCCCTCCGCATCGTTGTTGTCTTCTGCGCCTTCCGCGCCGTCCTGGCCCTCGGGAGCGGTTACGGTGCCCTCGGCGCCCTCGCCGCCCGTCGTTCCAGTATCGCCGCCCTCCGGCGTGCCGTTGGTCTCTTCTGCGGCCGGGGCAGCGGCGCCCGGCTCGTTTGCGCCTGTGGGCTCCTGCTGCGTGCCTGCCTCGTCAGGCGGCACCGTCAGGCCCATCGCTTCAAAGACGTCTTTTTCCGTGAATCCCATGTTCTCTTCCTCTCTGGCATGTTCCCGCTATCGCCCTGCGAATAGCCGCCGCCTTGCGCGTGCGGTGTCCCCTTGCGGGGGCAATCATGTAAAGCGCTTCCGCTTGCCTTACTTCTTGCCGGTTCTCAAATCGGAGCCGGTATGAATAACGCCCTTCTTCGCGTCGGTCTGCTGGTTCGGCGCTTTCACGACCTGCGTGCCGCCGTTCTTGATTCTGCCGACGTAACCGCTCTTATCGCTCATGCCCGCGTCCTCCTTTCCTTCGGATTCGGCATTTTCCCGCTGTTGCCCTGCGCTGTCCCCTTTGTGGGGCTCTATGCTCTGCGCGTCTCTCTTTCGCGCCTTTAGCCCTTTTACTGCTGCGCTGTGTCAAGCATTTGGCCTTGCCCGCCGTTCTGAACGGCGTTCATCGCGTCGGCTTGTGCCTGCGCGTCGATCGCCGCGGCCAGCTCGTCCGGCACGCCAGCGCCGCCGTCCGGCATATCGCCCTGCATGGCCGCCTGCTGCGCTGCCTGCTGCGCCGCCATTTCTTCCTGCCGCTGCGCCTTTTCTTCGAGGTGCTTTTTCGTCTGCGCCGCGCCGGGGTAGTGCAGCTCCTCCATCTTCGCCCAAAACAAAATGAGCGTTTCAAGGTCCGTCGGGTCGCCGAAGGCCCTGCCCTCAAGGTTCTGCCGCGTCTCCTGCCACATCGCCTCGCGGTTGCTCGCCAGCGGCGCGCTCGTGTCGCACGAGAAAAGGAACTGATCGTTCCAGTGCAGCTCGCCGTCTTCACCCTCTTCGAGGAAGTCATAGCGGTTGAACTCCTCGTACATCGTCTCGCCCGTGCTGTCCTTATACGTCACCGGCCGCGGCTCGTCCGAGTACGCCAGCCAGAATTTGAACATCGTTTCGAAGAGCTCAGCGTAGGCCGCGTTCTTCATCACGCGCTTGCTTTCAAGGCGTCCCGCCGCCTGCGCGGCCGAGAATTCCTTCGCCTTGCCGCTCGTTGCGGTCGTGTCCCGCCTGCCCTGAAAGCTGTCCGTAATGCCGATGATCTGCCGCGCCTCTTCGTACACCTGCGCCAGATACGTGAGCTCGTACTGCAAATTGCCCGAAAAATCGTAGACGTCGATGAGGCTTTTGTCGCTCGGCTTCCCGATGTACCAGCGCTCGCCGTCCTCGGGATCGGTGCGCAGGTCCACCCGGTCTGGGAGCGTGATGCGCGTGCCGGCCTTCATCAGTCGGTCGATGATCTTCTGCTCGATGCGGTTGCTCGTGTTCTGCTGGTCGCGGATCATGTCAACGTCGCTGTTTCCGAGCAGCTGGCCGAAGACGCTCACGCTGCGCTGCAAGATGATCGGGTAGCGGTCCGGCCGGTAATACGGGATGCGCACCGGCGCCTGTACCGGCAGGCCGTTTTCGTCCACCGTCTCCTGCATCCCGCCGATAAACGTGCCGTCGCTGCGCTGTACCGGCGCATAGAGCTCTTCGAAGTCCTGCGTCTTGCTCTCCCAGTCCTTGCCGCCGCACCACGGGCATGCGCCGCCTGAGTAGGCCGCGCCGTTTACCTCCTGCCCCGGCAGCGGCTTTACCTTGCCGCAGCTCTTGCACACCGGCTGCCTGCGTGCCTGATAGTCCTTGAGGTTTTCGAGCTCCGTGTCGTTCACCCACGTGTAGCGGTCGATGCCGCCGCGCTCGTTGAGCTTGTAGCCGATGTAAAGCGTCAGGTTTCGGTTGCTCGTCGAGCCGTCGCCGCCGCGGACATCCGGCTCGCTCTCACCCTCGTTTTCAAGCAGCGCGCCGTAGCGGCGCTCGACGTAGCCCTTCGTCGTCGGCACCTTGACGATGAAATAATCCATGTCGGCAATGCCCGTGTAGACGTTCGGCTGCGGCGCGAACTGCTGCGGATGAATGAGCGTCACGTTCACCTCGCCGACGGTCGTGCTCGTGCGCTTCGTGTTGTCCCACTCGACCAAAAAGCCCACGCCGCCCTGAATGGGCACCGTCCGCTCGGCCAGATCGTTCAGCGCCTCAAACGGAAGCCGGTCAAGCTCGTTGCGCAGAAAGTGCTCGATCACGTCGGCCAGGTGCTCGTCCTTCTTGCGCCGCGGCGTCACCTTCGGCTGCGGAATGCTGCTCGATACCTGGCTTTCGATGTTCTCAAACGTGATGTTGCGCACGTGGCTTGTCTTTTTCAGCGTGCCGTCGCGGTGCGTGTCGCCGGGGACGAGCGGCTGCATCGTGCGGTCCCCGTTGTAGACCGCCTCGCGCTCGTTCATTTTTTCGACTTCTTTCGACCACTTGGCGTCGCTCTCATTGAGGCGCGCCTGCCACTCGCGCAGCTCCTCGCTGATCGTGCTTGTCTTTGCTTTTTCTTCCATGTCTTTTCTCCCTCTCATCGCGGCTCGCCCCAGAGAGCCAACATTTCTGCCCGCTCGGTCTCGCTCGCGCTGTTGTAGTCCTCCCACATGTCCGCCGTCCAGCGCGTTTTCTTTGCGCTGCCGGCGGTCTTAATTTCCATCGTCTGCTGGGGCCGCGCATAGTGCGCGATCGCTAACGCCATCACGCAGTCATCGTGCGCGCCCGGCTCGGCCTCGCCCTGCAAGTCTTTCTCCCGCCGCACGAATGTCAGCATCTCGAGCAGCGTATCGCGGTCATTTACTGTGCTCATGCTCTCGCGCAGAATGCGGATGAGCTCAGACAGGATCACCGGTCTCGTCAGCCGGTTCGTCTGGAAGCCGAAGGCGTGCTTGATCTTGCCTGTGAAGTCGTCCTCCACCTCGCGCACGTACAGGTTGCGGTAGCCCATCAGGTCGAGCAGCTTCGTCGGGTATGTCGAGAAGTTTGTCTCGATGGCGAGCAGCGCGTCGTTATAGTACTTGCCGAGGCAGTACATTTGCCGCGCATACGTGTCCTCGTCGTACTGGTGGCGCAGCGTGCAGACCTGCTTGCCCGTGATGTTGTCGAGCACCTGCCCGACGAAATAATCGCTGCCGTCGCCCGCCGTGTCGCCGCCGATGACATACGGCCGGCCGGGGACGGCATCTTCGTAGATCGTCACCGCGCCGTCCGGATCATCCACCCACGCCCAGCTCTCGAGGTGTACGCCGTCTTCCTTGACGACGTTTTCGAAGTAGCCGCGCCTCGGCTTCTTCGCCCGCTCGACGATGAGCAGCCGCTCGCTCACCTTCTTCGCGTCGAACACCGTCTTGCCCGTCACGCCCCACTGTCCGAGGCAATAGACCTGGTAGTAGTACTCGTCCGTCTCTTTGAAGGCTTCGAGCGTCGTGATGGCCTCCGCCGTCAGAAAGCGGTTGTCGAGATACGTGCTCTCGTGCACCGTCGCGCGCGGGTCCTTGCGGTCGAAAAACCGCTTTTTCAGCCAATGTGTGATGCTGATCGGATTGAACGTCAGGATCATTTGCAGGTAATAGGGGAAGTCTGTGCGCAGTCGGATGTCCAGCTGGTCGAAGTCCCCCTGCTCCAGCTCGCTCGCTTCCTCGATCCAGATGCCCGTGATGTCGTAGATCGACTTGAGCTTTTCCACGTCGTCGAGGCCCGCGAACAGGATCTTGCTGCCGTTCGCAAACGAGATGCTCATGTCACTCTTGTTGACCTTCGCGCCGCTGTCTGGGTAGAAGTCGGATATCTGCCCGCGCAGCTGCTCAAAGCAGCTCTCGCGCAGCGTCCGCGCCACCTTGCGGCACACCAGCCAGCGGTGCCCCGGCTCGCTTGTCACGCGCTCGAGCACCTTGCGCCCCGCGAAGATCGACTTGCCGCTGCCGCCGCCGCCTTTCAGGACGAGGTAGCGGTGCCGGTCGAACAGCAGTGGCAGGAAGTGCACGTTGTTCGTCGCGCGGAAGTCCCGCCACCACAGCGCCACCTCAAGCTCTCGCTCATAGGTCCGCGTCTTCGTCGCCGCCATCGTGCTCAAACTCCTGCATCAGCTCGCGCAGCATCGCTTGCCGCTCCTCGAGCGGGATGCTCGCCGCCGTCACGGTCTTTGTCGCCCGCTCGCCCAGCTCGACCTCTTTCTTCTCGCTGTAGCCGTAGTTGTTCGTCAGGTTGAAGAGGATTCCTTTCAGGTCCTTGCCCGGCCGCGTCAGCATCTCGTGCTCGTTCCAGGCCTTCATGCGCTCGCGCACCCGCTCGCCGACGGCCGCGAATTCCTCGCTCTTGCCCATGTACCGGCTCCACGTCGCCCGGTCGATGCGAAGAAAGGCGCACAGCTCGTGCATGCTCGGCGGGATGATGTACTCCGTCACCTCGACCTCTTCGCCCAGCGTGTTTTTCACCGGCACGGGGATGAGGATCACATGGCCCTTGTCGTCGCGCTTGCCGCTGTCCACCATTTCCGTGACCTTCACGCGCCGCGTGATCGCTGCGAAATAGCGCTCGCAGGCCTTGCCCAGCGTTGCCGCCGTGTATTTCTTCTGCCGCGCCATCCGCACCCCTCCCCTCGGCGCGCTTGCCTTGTTTTCAAAAAGTGTAGCAAATGCAACAGGTCTCGAACCGTCAACTTTTTGAGGGCAAAAAAGAGCCGCAAACCCTTGTCAAATCAGGGCCTGCGGCTTTTCCTCGCACGCGCACGCGCGAGAGCATGCACGCAGCGCGCCCAGGCTCCCCCGCGCGCGTCGTCGTGTTGCGTTTGCTCTATGCTGTTGTTATCGGCGCCGCCGCATCTCGAAATGGATGTACGCGCCCCGGTTCATGCTGTTGCGGATGCACTCGCAGCTCACGAGCTCGAAGTCCGGGTATCGTTCTTCGAACCATTCGTAGCCGAGACCGTCTTCCACGGCCTCGGCGAGTTCTTCGATTTCGTCCATCGTGAGCTTGCCGTCTGACGTTGCCGCTTCCGGCTGGACAAGGTTTCTGCTGCCGCTCCACCGCTTGTAGCTCGCGTCATCCTTCGTGATGTAATGCGTCAGGCCGCTCACGCCCTCGTCGCAGAATTGCAGGCGCTTGCTGTTGGCATAGCCGCGCCCCCACAGCGATTCCAGCGTGTCGCGGTCAAGCCCGCCCGAGATGATGAGATGATGGTGGATGCGTCCGCCGCGTCCGCCCTTTTCCGTGGAGAGTATGTACTTGAATTCGACCCCGATCTTGCGATACCGCCGCTTGAGCGTGCGTAGATAGTTCTGCACGATGCGCAGCGCGTCCTCTGCGCTCTCCGGCGTGTGGGCGGGGTCGTAGGTCAGATGCAGCGCGAGGTCTCGGCTCGTGAAGTTCATGTGCACGATGCGCGTCAATCTCTTCGCCGCGTTCCTCTGGTTGAGTTTCTTCTGGATCTCGCTCGTCGGGCGGCATCTCTTTCTGCGCTCTCCCGGCTTCTGAAAGACAGGATAGATATCACCGTCCAGATAATTGCCGCACACGTATACGCGCTCGCGGTTGAATGTTCTGCCCCGATACATAGCCCCGTCCTCCTGCTTTGGAATTGTTCGCTAAGTTAAGATACGTTACAAGCTCGAATCACGCGCGCGTGCGCACGCGTGATATTGAATAATGTGTGTTCGGCCTTCTGTGCGCCGTCGCGCCCTTTCGGCGGCAGCGCACACAGGGCCGAAGCCCTGTCACAGTCTCCGTGGGAAACCTTCGTAATACTTCCGCACGATCCGCTCGAGCGTCGAGCGGGAGAGGCTGTGCTTCATGCAGATGTACGTCGCGTTCGCGTCCGTCGTCACGAATTCGAAAAGTGCCCGGTAGTAGTCCCCGCCGCCGCACTCCATACACAGGTTGAGGATCTTCCGCTGCGCCTTCTCCGGCATTTCTCGATACAGCAGCGATGAAAAATAGATGTACCCCTGCCTCTCATAGCTCACCGGCACGCTCTTTTTGTATCGGAACATCGCTCTCTCCCCTCCTCTCCCGCTCTTTGTCCGTCAGAAGCGGAAATACTCTTTCATGCAGCGCCACATGTTGCGCCACGGATGCGCCATGCACCACTTGAGGCTTTCGTGATAGTCCTCAGCGATGGCCTTTTCGACCTCAAGCCGATGCAGCGCCTCGTCCAGCAGCTCGTCCTTGCGCGCTGCGCGGCCTTCCTCCACTTTCAGCTGGCCTTTCAGGTGCGCCGCCTCGCCCAACGCGTCGTCGTGGCGCTGCTTGGCCTCGGCCAGCTCCAGCTCGCGCTTGCCCAGCAGGTGCGCCAGCTCGCGGCTTTCGTTCTTTGCCTTCTCGATGGCCTTCATGTCCTCGCCGTGCGCCTCGAGCGCCTGGTCGCGCATCTTTTCCGCCTCGTCGATGCGAGAACGGAGCATCGCCGCCGAATGGTCCGCGCTCTTATACTTCGCGGTGATCTCTTCCAGCGCCTTTTCATTCTCCTCGAGCTTTTCCGTCAGCTCGCCGATCTGCCCGCGCAGCTTTTCATTTTCCTCGGCCAGTTTTACGCCGTCCTTAAAATGCGCCGCCGCCTCGGCTTCCGCCGCCTCCTGCTTATCCAGCGCCTCTTCGAGCATCTTGAGCATCTGCTCCTTCGTGTACTTCTTAATGTTGATTTTCTGCATCGCTCAGCCCTCCTCGGGAAGCTCGATCCTTGCAACGCCGTACCCGTCCGCGCACTCGTGCTCGATGCGGCAGCCGCGCGCCTCCCGCCAGTCTTTGGCAAAGATCGCCACATCCGCCGTCGCCAGCAGCTCGAGCGACTTGCTCAGATAGTAAAGCGGCACTTTTGTGCCGGCCGGAACATCGAGCCCGCCCTTGAAAAAGCTGTCGATGACCTCGACCTCGCCGCGCTCTGCGTACACGGCCTTCGCAATTGCGATCAAATCCTCGCGCTCGCGCTCGATCTCCTCGTCGCTCTTGCCGCGCATCGGCTGCGAGATAAACAAGCGCACCGTCGGCAGCTTCGGCGTAGTCGGTTCGTCCGCCGCAGGCTCCTTGTCGCAGCGGGAACGCTCGCATTCTTCATCGCAGCAGTGATTCTCTGCCGCTGCCTCGCCGTTCACGCCGCCCACCGCCGTTTGCAGCAGGAAGCCCAGCAGCTCCCAAATCTTATTTCTAATCCGTTCCATGCAGATTTCCTCCCCCAGCTTCTCGTCGTAGTTCTCCGCGCTCACGCAGCTCGAGCTCTCCACGATCTCGAAGCCGTTTCTCAGCACCGCGCGCACAACGGTCGTCTTGCCGCCCATCGTCACGGTCTCGTGGTGGTCGATGAATCGCTCGACCATCTCCGCGCTGATGCTCGGCGCCTCAGTCTTGAGCTCGCCGTTCACCTCGAGCGGCAGATACGCGCGCTCGAAGACCTCCGCCGGGCTGAAGCTCTCGTACCCGTCCGCATAGCGCACCTTGTAGCCGCGCTCAACCTTGTAGCCGCACGGTACTTTGTTCTCCGCGAGCGTAACGACCTTGCCGTCCACGCGATACGCCTTTTCCGCTTCGATAAGTTTTGTTCCGATGTACTGTTTCATGGTTCTGTTTCCTTTCTTTTTCGCCCGCAGGCGTGATTAAAGATGTAACTGCTCGTGCTCGCGCGGCTTCTCGACGAGGATCTTCACGGCCTTTACGTCGCCGTAGCGCTCAAGGTCCATCGCCGCGCGCTCCTTGATGCCCTGAACGGCGCTCTCCGGCACGTCGGCCTGCAAAATAAACGTCACCTTCATACCTTTTTCTCCATTGCGCCCAGGTCGCTGAGCCCCCGCTCAATGACGCGCCACACGTGGATGTCGACCATCAGCCCGTCCACGACGATCGCGCGCAGCGTCTCGCGGCTCACGTCCCCGCCGCAGGCCTTGCTCACGCGCTCCGTCCACCCCGGACCGGTCCGCGCCTTGTAGCGCACCAGCGCGTCGAAGATTTTCCGCTTCTCCGCCGCGCCGTAGCCCTTGACGCTCAGCGTCGGGAGCGGTTCGGGCGGCGGCGCTTCCGCGGCCGGCCGCTTGTCCTGTCCCGCCGTCCACGCAAGGCCGTCCTTTTCGCTCTTCGGCGGCGCGATGGGCGCGGGTTTGTCCGCCTTCGCGCCCTTTTTCTCGCCCGCGCCGAGCATCGTGCGCCGCATCAGCGTGTTGATGGCCCAGTCCGCGCAGTATGTGCAGAAGTCGAGCTTCGCGATCTCCCCGCCGCCCGCGCCGCTCGCCGTCACGCTCACGCGCTCATGCGCGCTCATCCCCGTGATGACCCGCCCGCACCGGTCGCAAAATACCCGCACCATCCGTCAGCCCTCCAACTTGCACGCGCCGTTGACCTCGAACGGGCAGTACTCCACGTCGCACTGCCGCCTCGCGTGGCGGCAGCCCTTGCACTCGCGGTCCTCCTCTGCCGCCTCAGCCTTTCGGCAGTACTTTTTCTGCCGGTAAATCTCACAGTTGATTTTTCCTGCGCAAGCGCTCATTTCATCGCCTCCAATGTTTTCTCCGCCTCCTCGCGGGTGAGAAACGCTTCCTTGCCAAAGTCCTGCAAAATACGCTCCATGTTGAGGAATGTGAGACGGCTCTTTTTGACGAATCTAAATTCCGGCGTGTAATTTCTCGCGCGTTTTGTCACAATCAGATACACCGTATCGCCCACCTTGCACGGCAACACCACCAACCGACCGTCCTTGTCGGCCTCGGCCAGCTCGCGCAGTCGGTCGACCGGAAGGCCGTTAAACTCCTTAATCTCCGCGATTGCCTTTCCCATCATGGACAGCTTGAGCGCCTCCACGCTTTCCGGCGTCATCCCCGTGTCCTCGTAGGCGGCAAGCGCGCTGTAGAGCTGCCGAATGATCTGCCGCAGTACATCCTTCGATACACCGTTCAGCACCGGACCGTTCAGAATCAGGTCCAGCAGCTTCGGCTTCATGCCTTCAAGGTCTGCGAGCGGGCCGAGATACCGGTCCACGCTCTCGTCCACTCTGACCTCTTCATTCGTCAGTCGCTTCATGCCACATATCCTCCGTCGTTCTGCGGAAACGCGACGTAAACCGTCGCGCACAGCTCGCTGCCGCCGAATTTTCCCGCCGCCGGTCTTTCCTCGATGCGGATCGCTCCGCTTTCCAGCATCTTTTTCGCCAGCATGTCCGCCAGCCGCTCGCTGCTGTATTTCTTGTACCTCTGCAAAAGCTCCTCTGCGCGCGGCCTGTTGTCAAACGGCATCGCCCGCACCTCGATCTTCCTGACGCGGTAGCGCTCTTCCTTGATGAGCGCCCTGTCCTGCGGTTTCGGCGGCGGAACCAGCTCAACATATCCGCCGAGTGCTCTGATCGCGCCCCGCCGCAGCTTTTCAAGTAAACCATTCATTTCGCTTTGCCTCCTCCGCTCCTTCTTTCGTCGCGAAAAATGTCTTGCCGAAGTCGCTCAGCTTCTCATAGCCCTCGCCGTCCTCGCCTTGCAGAAGCAGCGCCGCCTCGACGACGCGCAGTTTCGCCGATCTGCCGCAGCCGGGCGCCCACACTTCACCGCCGAGCTTGCACGGCAGCGTGATTGCGCGCCCGTCCGCGCCGGCCTCGACCAACTCGCGCAGGCGTTCGCAGCCGATCTTGTGTAGCTTCTTGCCCATCAGCCGCCCGAGCAGGATCATACCGTCGCTGCTGAGCTTTTCTTCCTTGAGGATTTCGACCCCGCGCGGCGTCAGCCTTGTCGCCTCATAGGCGCGCAGGTCTTCCCGGTTCCTCAAATAATCCCGAATGAGCTGCTGCACCACGAATCGCCGTTCCATCGGCCACGCCGCGATCTGCTCTTGCAGCTTTTTCAATGCCTCGTCCGAAACCATCCGTCAGCCCTCCTTGTTCTGCCACCCGCAGCTCGGGCATATGTAGGCGTCTTTCTCCGCGTTATAGAAGACGCGCGGCGAGTTGCACGTCGGGCAGATGAAGATATCGCCCGCAAAACCAGGATTGCCCGGCGGCCCGGCAGGGTCTCTGTGCCCCTGCACGACTTCATCGCCGCGTCGCAGGAACTCTTTCAGCGTGCTGCCCCGCTTTTTCAGCCCCTCGTCCATCTTCGTCAGCGCCTCAAGGCCCTGCTGCTGGAATTCGATCAAATCAGCCGCTGCGGCCATCAAGCCGTCTGCGCAGGTCGTGTCCTCCAAATCGTCGTCCCACAGCGGGCACCCGTCGCAGCTGCCGCTCGCGCAGCATCGCAGCGCCGTCAAAACCTCGTCACTTGTCATCGCTCTTGCCCTCCTTCGGCTTGACGCGCCGCACGATGCTGATGCAATTTGGATTGCTGTTCTCCCACATCGGTGATTCAGGGTCGGCCGCCAGCAGTGCAAAATGAGCTTGAAATGCTTTCGCCAATCCTTCGTTGCTCCTCGCAAGCATGCCGTAAATGGCATGGGCCAGAAAAGTTGTGTCGCTCAAAAGCTCTGCGAGCGACCCCTGCGCCTCGAGTTCCGTCACCTTGCCGTCCTTGGTCTTATAGCTCAACATGTCTGCACCCTCCTTAAAATTTGAAGCTCTCGCGGATGACCACGCCGCCGACGTTCGCCTCCGCCGTAAAATACCGATGGTTTTCGTTGATGTACACGATTCTCCCGTGTACCCCGCCTTTCTTGCCGAGCGCTGAGACGATCCCGTTCGACCCCTCCCAGCTCGTCGGCACCCAGCTGTACGTTTCTCCGACAAACATGCTCATTTCTCCTTTTCCGGCCGCATCAGCGGCTTAAATACTGTCTGCACGCCCTGCATCTGCGGCGTCAGCCACACACACCACATGACGTCCATGAGCGGGCTCGTGCCCTTTTTGCCGTTCCGTTCCTTGAAGAGGAAGTCCGGGCGCCACGTCAGCGGCAGCACGTAGCTCGGCGGAATCTCGCGGAAGAGCTGTGCTCGCTTCGCCGCGTGCCAATACTGTGCCTTGAGCAGCATCGCAAACGGCTTGCCGATCTCCGCCGCGTGGCGGATAAACTCGTCCGCCAGCGAAAACGGCGGATTCGTGATAATCCAATCAGCCGCAGGCGCGTTTCCCGGCTGTCGAGCGGTCAGGAAGTCTATCCCGTCGCGGATATCCGTGCCGTAGACAGCCATCCCGCAGTTCGCCAGCGCTCGCACCATGTCTCCTTCCCCACGGGCCGGTTCCCATACGACCGTTTCTCCTGGCAGCTTGAGAAAGCGCATCAGCGCCACCGTCACCTCCGGCGGCGTCGGGTACAGGTCGGCCGCCTTGCGCGCCTTTGCCCCGTTCCCGCCCATGATCTGGCTCGCCTGAATGCTATTCATCGCGCGCCACCTCCTGCACCTTCTTCAGCGGGCAGTAGAAAAGGCAGTTTTTCTTCGCGCAGTCGCGCAAAATTGCCGTATGGATCGCCTTGCCGCTTTTGTCGAAACGCATTTCGTACCCCTCCGGGTAATATTCAATCCCGGCATACAGCACCTTCGGCTTGCGATAGGTGAGCATCGCCGCGCTCACGCAGAGTTTCAGATAGTCGCTGCGCTTCACGCGCCCTCACCTGCCTTTTCGGCGATCATGTCCCGCAGCGCGCCCAGCGCGCGGTAGATCTTCGGCCGGCTTTCCTCGTCCAGCTCGTCTACAATCTCCGTCATGCGGTTCACGGTTTCCTGCGCCTGCCGGAACAGCACGCTGAATTCCGCGAGCGCCTTGTTGTCCATGGCCGCCGCGCTCTTCTTCGCCTTTTCCAGTGTCTCGCGCAGGGCCGCGCGCTCGTCCTCGGCCTTTTTCAGCGCCTCCGCCGCGGCCGCCATCTCGGCCTTCGCCTTTTTCAGCTCGTCCTTCGCTTTTTTCAGCTCCTCGGCCTTCTTGCCGAGCGCCTCTGTCTTCTCCGCTTCCGCGTCCTTCTTCACTTCCGCCACCGCCGCCGCGATCTGTTCCTCGCTCGCGTCCACGGTCTGCACCGCCACGTCCACGGGCTTCTCGCGCAGCGCTTTCAATTCCCGTTCCAGCTCCGCCGCGCGCTCCTGCGCGGCCAGCGCCGTTCCCTGCGCGTTTTCCACCTCGGCGCGGGCGGCGTCCGCCGCGTCCTGCGCCGCCTGCACCTTCGCGTTCGCTTCTTCCGTTTCCTTGCGCTGCGCTTCGAGTGCGCGCCGCGCCTCGTTGCGTTCCGCCTCTGCGATCTTGCGCTGCCGGACGGCCTCTTCGAGCTCGCGTTTGCTCATCTCGGCGACGCTTTTTTCTTCCCCGTTGACAACGTGTTTTTCGCTCGCAAAATTCTCTCGCTCAGATGCCGGCAAAGCCAGTAATACCAAGGCTTTCGAGGTTCCCAAATCCCCCACCAGTGAGGTATTTCCGTACTCCCTTGCAAGCTGCATAAATCGCTGCGCGCTCGTCTCCGAAAACTCCACTTTTTCGCTCAGCCACGGCAGCCATTCCCCGTGTTTGAGCTGTGCTTTTGCCTCGATCAGCCGCTTGCCGATCTCGATGACGGCCTGTCCACCGACATTTTTGTAAAAAATGATCTCGTCCGTGATGGCGGTGATGCTGCGCACCTCACCGGCCACGGCCATTTCCATTGTTTCGCTCATGCGCCTTTCCTCGCTTTCTTGTCCACTTTGTTCGTTTCAGCGAACTTTTTGCGTTGTTCCTCCATGAACCACGGCGTCAGCACCTCGCGCTCCCATCTGTCGCAGAAGTCGCGCACCTTTTTCGGGATGCTGTGCTCATACTGCTTGCGCTCGCCGTGGCGTTCGTTGCCGTAGCCGTGCAGCTGGATCTCCTTCGGCATCGCCCGCGTCAGGTCGATGTTCAGCGTGTAATAGCTGCGCTCTGGCCTGCGGTAGTGCCGCACAAAGAAGATCGGCTTGCCGCTGCAATGTGTCCTGCCGTAGGTGCCCACGCAGTGACGCAGGGTTTTTCCCTCGTCGATCAGCTCCCGCTCCTCCTGTGGGATGCGGATGCAGAGTTCGCCGTCCGTCCATTCCAGCGCCTTGAGCCGGATGTAGACCGGCGTAAAATCCGCCGAGTAGTACTTCACGCCCTCGTGCGCCGCGTACATCTCCATTACACGGTCGTGCGCCGCTTGCAGGTCGCGCGGCCACAGCGTTTCGTTCTGGTCCGCCAGCCACAGCGCCCGCAGCACGCGCCGGTAATCGAGCAGCAGTTGCACGCCGCCTTTCAGCCGCTTTTGCTTTTCAAGGTATTTCACCACATGCGTCGGGTGCAGATCGGTCTCGACGGCCCGATAGGCGCCCAGCAATTTTTCCATGTCGTTCAGGCCGAGCTTGCCGACCTCCTGCGCGAATTGCAGCGCGTCCGCGTTCTTTACAAGCATTCGGTAGCTCGCCCAGCACCGCGCGGTGCCTTCGCTCCAATGCTTCCCGCGCAGCTCGCGGAAGGCTTCCTTGCTCATGCCGAGCATTCGGTGCGGCTTCGTCTCACTCCAATCGACCCACGGAATATTTGGTGCGTCGCGCAGCATGGAATAGTTGCCGCACATGTTCAGATAGTTGTCAATGGTCTGCGTCACCGCATCGCCGAACCCCTGCCGCATCAGGTTTTCCACCTGCGGGTGCTTGCGCCAGACGTGCAGATACGCCCCCGGCCAGGTTCCGCCCGCGCCGATGTATTTGTCCAGTGCCGTCTTCTCGCCCGTCGTTCCGCCGAGCTCTGGGCCGTAGTCGCATACCCAGCCGCCGACCTGCCGTCCGTTCACGGCGCCGTGGCAGTAATAGGGCTGCTGCATCGGGTCGCAGCTCTGCTTGCAGGGTGTCCACGTTACGTCACGCGCCTCGTTACTGTGGCGCACCGCGCGGAAGCGCCGCAGCACGCCGCAGCGGTCCACGATCAGCGCCGCGTGCGGCGAGAACGTCGCGACGTCTGTTCCCGTGTTGTCCTGATACCGCGCCACCATCCAATAGAGCACCGCGAGATATCCGTCAATGTTCAGCGTTTCGGCTTGCAACGCTTGAAGCGTGCGCCCTTGCCGCAGCTCGCTCCGCCGCGTCACGACCACGCTCTGGTAGCAGCGCGGGCAAACGATCGTCTCGTCGTCAAAGAAGATTTGCGCATCGTCGTCTCCCTTGTCGACGTAGCCGTCATAAATCTGCCCGTCCTCGCCCTGCCGCAGGACAATGCCACTCGTACCGCTGTCGCTGACATAGCCCGCAAAAAACTCTTCTCCGCAGGCTGAGCAGGTGCAGCGCGCGCCCCAGCGGCGCTTCCGAGACTTCTCCCAGCGGCCCCAGTCTTCTGCGTCCATGATCTGCGCAATAGGATCCGCAGTCTCCACGCTCTCACGGCTGTAAAGCATTATCCCTGTCCCGAGCATGTCGTTGTCGTAGATATCTTCCAGCACGTCGTTTTGCAGGTCTCCGCATGGCTGGAACGGCAGCTTGTCCGCCAGATTCTCCCATCCGGCGTCTGTGCGGCGGCTCATAAAAAGTCCGCAAGGTCCACGACCTTGCGCCTCTCCGTCTGCGGCGCTGCGGCTGTGCCGCGCTCCGGCAGACCGAAGAACTCGCGCAGAATGTCCTCCGCCTCCGCCGGCGTCACGCACCCGCAGTTGCCGACCTTGTTCTTCTTTGCTCGCTCGGCGATTTTCTTCTCTGCCGCCGCGAGCGTCATCTCCTTGTTCTGCGTCAGGTCTGTCAGCAGCAGTGCCGCCGCGGCCTCGTTGCCGCGGACCATATCTTTCAGCTGCTCGCCCACCATCCACACCGCCGAGCGCTCTTTCGGCTGCTGGCCCTCAATGGCGGCAATGGCGTCTTGAATCACGCTCATTTCTCTTGCACTTCTTCCCCGCCGCATGCTATAATGGCGGGGAAGAAAATCTCCTTTCATGTGTGTTTTTCTTCGCGGCGGTTGACCGGTGCCATCGGTCAGCCGCCTTTTTCATGCGTTCGCGGCCTGCATGGCCCATTCCGGCATGGCGCTTTTGGCTCTCGTCCGCCGGTCCGGCACGTACAGCGGGCAGCGCACGACGCGATAACTGTCGGTCGTGTAGCGGTAGCACTTCTCGCCGTGCTCGCTCTTTGAGCCGTTGATCGTCGTTTTCTCCGCCTCCCAGCCATTCACGGGCTCGAAGCGGATCGCGTGCGTCTTCGGGTCTCGTGCCGTCCACGAGCAGCCGCCGCACGCCCGCGCGCACGACCAGCACAGCGTCGGCCGCGTCTGCGGTGCGATAAATCGCTTGTCGTCCATCATCTGCGGCGCGTTCTCTTTCTCCCCGGCTCGTCCAGCTTCAGGACAAGCACCATTCCGCGCCACGTCAGCCATCCGGCGCCCACCGCCGCCAGCCACGTGACCGTCGGATCGGTCTCCGCCGCCGCGGCCGCTGCGTCCATCGCCAGGCACCCCGGCTCCAGCAGGCATAGCAGCAGTACCGCGATCCACAGCAGCACCGTCAGCCGCAGCAGCGCCGCCGCGTAGCGCAGCGCTCTTTCTTCTCTTGTGCGATTCTTTTTCATGTCGTGCATCCTCCTAAAATTTTTCCGATTGCCTGACTCACCGTGCCCACGCGTGTTTCGATGATCCGCTCTGCGTGGTCGGCCAACATTTGCGACAGGTCCTTGAGCTTGTAGGCTTGCAGCTCTCCGTTCTTATATTTGATGAGTAGCCCTGGGCTGATGTTGTAGGCCCACGTGCCCGTCTTCGGGTTCTGCGCCGCAATGCCGAACGGCGCGCGCTCTTCCTGTAGGGCGTATCGGATCGTCACGTCCGACCACCCGATGAACTTCGCCGCCAGCTCCACCGGCACGTTGTTATAGCGCAGGATGTCGCCCTCGCTCGGCACGTCCGCCGTCACTCGTCTTGGCATGGTGTTCTCCTTTCACTCGACTAATCTGATGTGATACTCGATCCTCGAGCCGCCATGCCTGACCCGCTGGCGGCTCATTTTTTTAATGGCTTGTCGCAGCGCCTCAAAGGCTTCCTCGCTGCGCACCGTCGCCTCGATTTCCGGCGTTGCCCCGTGGTAAACATCCCACGTCGTCGCCATCTTCAAAGTTTGCATTCCCTTCACGCTCCTTTCTCGCAATAATGCGAGTTAATGGATAAAAAAATGCGGTTGGCGTCCTCGTTCGACAGCGGAATGGCTTCCATCATACGATGGACCTCGCCGATGGTGAATTTCTCACCACCAGCCCCCAGTTTCCTGTACAGCGTCGAGGCGTCAACCCCAATTTTCTGAGCCAATTCGGGCACACCGATGCCCTTTGACTTCATCATATCCACTAACTCTTTGACGTTAGTCTTCATTCTTTGCACTCCTTTCTTGCATAAATGCGAGTTTCTATTTTCTTTTATACCACTCGCATTTCCGCAAGTCAAGCATTATTTTCGCATTTTCGCAAATTTGTACTTGCGCTTTTGCAAATTTGCGATTATTATAGTCCCTGAGGTGATGCATATGACTACCGGAGAACGCATGAAGTCCCGCCGAAAACAACTTGGTTTCTCGGCGGAATATGTCGCCGACAAGCTCGGCTGCTCTCCTTCTACAATTTATAGATACGAAAATGGCGATATTGAAAAAATGCCCTTGGATGTTCTTGCCCCGCTGGCCTCAATCCTTTTGGTGAGCCCTGAATATCTGCTTAACGGCAGCGGGATAGAAAAAACCGCCGACCCGAAGGTCGACGGCCTTTCCCCATTGGAAGCGCGCTTGATGGAATTGGTTCGCCGGCTTACCGACGATCAGAAGAAGATGCTGCTGGCCCAAATAGAACTTCTACTAAGTAAGCAAGAATAGCTTCCTGATTCTCAGGGGTAAGCTCGCGGAACTTTGCAAGAATCTCTCGATCAAGTCGGTCAAACATTGTGACCTCTCTTTCCCTCAGAAGCTCCCGATGATTGTATTCGGCGCCGCAGAACAGTATATACCATTCTGCCCCGCCGTTCCACCTGTAATGTTTCCCGGCAAAAGGAGGTGCTGCTATATGAAACGTGCAAATGGCAGCGGCTCGATCGTCAAGCTATCCGGCAATCGCCGCCGCCCCTATATGGTCCGCGTCTCCGCGCGCGATGAATACGGGCATATCGTCCAGCGTGCCCTCTCTTACCACGAGAAAGCCGCCGACGCCCAGGCCGCGCTCGACGAGTATAACCGCAACCGCCTCGAAGGCAAGGCCCCCACCGCCGACCGCATGAATGTTACCCTGCAGCAGGTCTTCGACGGCTGGAATGCCCGCACTTATCGCAAACTGAATCCGAAGAGCATCGCCGCGCACAATTCCGCGTGGAATAAATGCGTCAGCCGGTACGCAGATCGAAAAATTCGCTCCATCACTCTGGATGACTGGCAACATCTTCTCGACGAACGCGAGGCGGCCGGTCGCTCGCAAAGCACGATCAATAACGTCGCGTCTCTGATTAAGCAGTTGTGCTCTTACTCGATGGAGCGTGATATCCTCGGCAAGGACTACTCGCAGTATCTTGATGTACCGTCCGTCGACCTAAAGAATCCGCGCGGCGCGCTGACCGATACGCAGCTCAAGAGCCTCGAAAAGCTCGCTGCCTCCGGCGAGCCCTGGGCCGATACCGTATTGATCCTCTGCTATACCGGCTTCCGCATTACCGAGTTTTTGACGCTCACCCGCTTTTCCTATCACCCCGAGGATGGCGGCTACCTGCAAGGCGGCTTGAAGACCGAGGCCGGGCGAAACCGCATTGTTCCCATTCACCCGAAGATTCGCCCCTATCTCGACCGCTGGCTCGCCCGCAACGGTGACACGATCATCTGCGACGAGAACGGTGCTGCCGTTGATTCCGACCGTTACCGTGCCTATTTTTCCGCACTGATGAAAAAAATCGGCATTCCGAACGCGACGCCACACTGGTGCCGTCACACCTTTGCAACACTGCTGCACACGGCCAATGTCGACGAGCTCACCGTCAAGTGGCTTATGGGGCACTCCACCCGCAGCGATATCACGGCTCACTACACGCATGAGACGATCGCCGTCCTGCGCGCCGCCGTCCAGAAGATCGCTTGATTTTTATGCGCAAAATTTTCTTTTACCGAATGCACAATTATAATCCGTTAGTATCGCGTTAGTAACAAATTAGTAACAAAAATCCCGCCGAGCGCTGAAAAATCAAGGCTCTGCGGGATTTTTTCGATAATGAAATATTATATCCCGTATTGAGAGTTATTGCAAGCATAATATGCTTGCAGATTCCCTGCGGCCGCGCAGGAGTGCGGGACAAAGGGGATATTCTCTTTCGCGAAAGAGAATATCCCCTTTGGAACCCCAAGAGA